TAACTAAGTCGATTCGCCGCCCTACTTTCTGCGCCCCTTTTGGGGGCCGATTTGGGGCAGCTCACCTACTAGTTAGAGAGCTGGTTAGCTCATTACTGAGCCTTTCGCGGAAACCTTGCGGCCTCTTGCGCTTGAGAGTACTCACCCCAACTGCTTTGATGGGGCTTCTTTCTATCAAGAAAACTATGGCCAGTTTTCCGCCTCAGTCCCTCAAGCGACCTCGGCACTCAGAACGTGTTTGCGTTTTGAGTTGATGGGGTAATATTAGCATTGACGATTTATATATGTCAACGTCTTTGCGAATATTTACAAATAATAATTTAGAGACTATAAACATTATGAAACAGAGCGAAAAACTTGGTTACAAATTGAGCGAATTGATTGATTTAAGCTGCCGCCTGCTCATTATTTATTACCTTAATTGATACTCATTAATATTAGCTATGCTGTTGCTAACTTATCAATTAGCAAAGACATTTAATTACTTGCACTTTAAAAATGTCAATGCTAATTTATGACTCAGAGGAGTATTTTCATGAACGAACAAATTAATGACGCTCAAATTGACTCGATAAAACGGGCAATTCAAATTGTTGGTAGTCAGGGAGCAATGGCAGAACGTCTAAACCTAAAAAGCCAGGGAACTATCAGCCAATGGGTAACAAAACGCCGCCCATTACCGGCCAAACATTGCCTAAAAATCGAGGCGATGACGGAGGGTGTAATCACCCGTTACGAGCTGCGCCCAGACGTTTTCGGAACAACCAATATTGCAGCCTAAATAGCCAGCCCCAAGCTGGCATTTTTTCATAAATAAGACAGGAAGGAGGGTTAGGTTATGGCTCGCATTCGATCAACTAAACCAGAGTTTTGGACTAGTGATAAAGTAGTTGAATGTGAAATAGCGACTCGACTACTTTTCATTGGGCTCTGGTCGTTTGCTGATGACGGTGGCGTTATGAAAGATTCGCCCAAGCGAATCAAGATGGAAGTGTTTCCAGCAGACGATTTTGACTCCACTACCATTCGAGGAATGCTAGACGAATTATCTAAGAATGGTTTAATAAAATACTTCACTGTCAAAGAAACGAGATATATCAAGGTGTTAGGATGGCATCATCAGAAAATAGACAAGCCATCGTTTAAATATCCTCAGCCAAATGGCGTAATTCCGAAGAGCAGGCAGCAATATATAGACTGCCAAACTAATAGCGTTCGACTAGCACTCGTCGAACCCTCACCCCCGGAGTCGAGTCGAGTCGAGTCGAGTCGAAGGGAGTCGAAGGGAGTCGAAGTCGAAGAGATACGCGACGACGACGACGAAACCTCGCCGAATAATTTCAGCCAAGAACCGGAAAGGGATATTTTCACGTCTGGGATAACCAACGCCCAAACCGTTTCAAACCCAGAGCACCCCGTTTGGAACTGGGTGCCCAGCAAAAACACTATGAGCGAATTTCTAAACCGATTTTCGATACCTGAAAAATTCATTCAGGAACGACTCAGCGAATTCAAATCCTACTGGTCAGGGCGTCAGGATGGTGGCCCGAACTACGATGCCAAGTTTATGGCGAACGTTCAGAGCAATTGGAAAAAATTAGGTCACAACTGGCAACCGTCACCGCAATATTACGACTCAACGAAATCAATAATCGACCAGTACGGCGGCTGGGATGACGAGCCGAAGGAGAATTTAAAATGAGTAATTTTTGGAACGATTCGCTCAAAGCAAATCTCAAGAAAGCATCTGATTTTTATCGGCCAAAGGTCTGGTCAATCGATCATAACAAGATCTGGCAAGATGCGCTCAAGGGCTACAAGGCTGAGGAAATAACTCAGGCGTTTGAGGATTACTATCGATCCAGTGCTTACATGCCAAAGCCGTCAGAAATCATCAAAATCATGCGATATTTTAGTCCGCAGAGAACAAACCAACAGCCAGAGGCAGAACACGAGCCATTGCCTGATTGCAACGAGATTATCGCTAGCGCCTGGATCCGGTTTAATTTTATCCAGAATGGTTTTGAACTTAAGTTCGAGGCACCTGAACCAGGAACAGAAACCAAGCGAGTTAGGATGACCGATTGCCAAGCGATATTGATTTGTAACCTTGAGGCGAAAAGATGCAGGTTTCCCGATGCGATACAAGAAGCGTTTTGGTTGTTCGATGTGTGGGGAAAGGCAAAAGCACACAGAACGAGCGAGCAGCGTCTAGCAGCATCGCAAACACCCAAGCCAAACAAGCAAGAACTAGGGCCAGTGCCAGATTATTCTTATTTGTTTGAGGGTTCAGCAGCATGAATTGCAAAATATGCAACACGGAATTTAAACAGCGAAACAGGATGCAAGTCACTTGTGGCGGCGAGTGCGCGAAGATCTACAAAAACAGGCCAGAAAAAAAGGGTTACATGCCAACGCATAGAGACATCGAAAAGAACGACGAAGTGGCGTTCAAAAACCTGTTCTTGCTCGGTCGAGTCGGAAGGCTGTCAGCATGAAAAAGCGCAAGCAATACAACGAGTACAAAAAGTTTTTAGAGCTGATCGTTGGCGCTCAATTCTGTTGGCAGTCAGTCGATCCGTTATCGGCTAACCCGGATATCACGCACACGCGGTTAAGCCACAGAAACGCGCTCAAGCGCTCAAATTTGCACAAGACGAAAGATTTTTTCACCGGGATCACCTCGCGCCGAAAGCTCAAATGGAAGGTGATCGTTGAGGTCGAATTCAAGACGCCAGACGGCAAAACGTACTATCGAGGGGCAGATATGGTGATCCATGGAATTTTGAGCGAGGCAGACGGGCACTATCAAAAACTCATCGAGGAAATATTTGCTGAAGCGCAGATGAAGCACTACGTGACCACTCACATGACCATGGAAGTTTTGGGTACGGATTCAATTCGGGAAACTGATTTTCAGGAGTGTGCAGCATGAAATACAAAAAACAATGCGCAGTGTGTGGGATCGAGTTTAAAACATGTCGAGTCGACGCGAAATGCTGCGGGACTGAATGCGCCGGTGTTAATCTGAGTAGACGCGCAAACAATCCGATTAGCAGTGATTTAGATAACGATGAGGTTATGTTTAGAAACCGTCTCATTCTCCGCCCAACAATAACCAGACTAGGGTAATCAGCATGAGATTCGGAAACAAAGAAACGACAATGACGGTGACAAATCACGCCATGAGAATCAAGGAGCAGTTTCAGATTGACAGGGATGTTAAGGCCTTTCTGCGCAAGGGCGGCAAGGTCAAAAAAATTGCTTCCGGGGTTTTCGGGCAGACTGATTTTGCTCACGGCAGCGCGCGGAAAGTGAACAAGCCGGAAAAGGCGAAATTAGCGAATTAGATCGCAAAAAATGTAGTTTGGAGTAGGCATAAGCTCTGCTGATCTTTGCAGGCTAACAGGGATTGCAAAAAGCACAATTTCAGAGATTGAAAATAGCGTTCAGCATCCGAGTGTTTGGACTATGTACAAAGTCGCAAAAGCGCTGGATTGCACGATTGAAAGCCTGTTGAAACATGGAACAAAATGACCGTAACGCCTCTCGTTGAAGCGCAAACTTAGACCTGAATCTACAGGTATCAACTGGACTGTTGGGAGATTTGATAAGAAGCGCGCAGATTAATGCGCGAGATCAACGGTGAAAAGCCGTGTTGTTCTGTTGGGCAAGCCGAAAGGATAAAACCAACCCTTATTTACCTGATGGACGCGCACCAGGAATCGGTAATTTAGCGGGGATAACCCGCTGACAGCCCGGAAAGACGGGCACTAATCACAATCAAGGTGGGGGAGGGAATTAAATAATGAAATTGCAGGAATTTAAGCACAATACGACAGAAATATTTGTTGAGGGAAAAGAGTGTTCGGTAACCGTCAATCCGTGGGCGAACATGGAAGGCTTAAACATGATGATGCATGGCAAGGATTTGTCGTTGCGACTGGCGGGCGCATTGCGATGGGAAGATATTGACGTGTTGTTAGTGGCCTTTAATGCGGCTAGGGCTATTGAATGACCGACGATCAAGAACGCGAGATATGCGACAGGTATATGCAACGGGCGTGGGCCGAATGGCATACAGATGTTGAAGATGACTTGTTACCTGCGATAAATATCAGCTTCCGAAAGGGGTTTTATGCGGCATGGTGTTTGGCGATTAGTGTGAGAGAAGATGGGTCGGTTAAATGGTCAAGTGGGCGAAATGAACGAAATCAAAAAGGCGATGAAAAAAGCGTGGGAAGACTGGCATAAGGGCATCCCGGCTGAGTTATTGCCACGACAAACAATGACGCTTGAATATGGGTTTAAAACTGGCGTTGAGTACGAAAAGAAACGGGCGGCAGATCAAGCAAAAAAAGAGGCTTTATAAATGGTTCATATCGGCATTGATCCAGATCTAAAAAAAAGCGGCGTAGCGATCTTGATCGACGGGCGCTACATATCTCTTAAATCAATGACGTTCCCGGACGTTGTAAAAATGATCAGTAGGCAGAGCAGTTACGATGACGTGCTATTCACAATCGAGGATGTAAACGCGCACAATCCGACATTTAGCCGGGGGAAGCAGAATCAATCAGTCATGAATAAAATCAGTCAAAACGTTGGGCAAGTCAAAGCTGTTGGCACGCTGATAGTGCAACTGCTTGAGCACCACAAATGCCCGTATGAGCTGATCAAGCCGCTAACCGGATTACTCAAGCAAGCCAAAGATAACAAAGAGCTGTTTAATCGGCTCACAGGATGGACATGGCCAAGCAACGCAGACACTAGGGATGCCGCCATGCTCATTCATCGCTATGCAAAAAAACAGGGGGCAGCATGAGCAGACAACTAGATTGCAGACGATGCGAAAAGCCAATGGCCACGCTACGCGATGCAAAAGTGAGGCGCGGAATTGTTGTCTACTGCGAGGAATGCGACCGAGAAATACAAGCGCTACTAAGTCCAAAAATAACTGATATTCCCGAATTTTTGCGCGGATTTATGGGCAAATGAGTAGTTTTTACTGCGACAAATGCGGCGCTGAGTGTATCGACTCATCCAATGGTTATGTGACGGGATGCAAACATCACCCGCCAGATACGCAACCTAAGCCAGTCAATGCTCGATTTTTGAACAAGCTTTGAACATGACATTTAATTAGACCAAAAAGTTTTTCAAAATCAACCTAAATCCGGTCGATTAGGTTGTTTCCCGATAGCAAACATAAAACGTTATCAGGAATTAAAAAAAAACCAAAAAAACCAAAAAAACCAAAAAAACCAAGGCTAAGTGCCAGCGCACAAAGGTGCGGCCTGACAAAGCACCGCTTAAACGAGCGCAAAACGCTTGCCCCATGATTCCCACGGGGTAACTGGTCAGGTCGGTTAAAAACGATAGGTCGACATTTTTAGGCTTGCGCCGGTAGGGCTTAGGCTTGCCCGTAACGCCCATCGCCAGCAAAACATCATCCACGCGCCCAGCATCAAGCAAAGTGCACCATATACGCGCCGTCAGTGGCAATGACGGCGGCACAGGACTTTCACCGCTCAATTAATGGCGGCCCGTATTGTACGGGATACCCAAAAAATCACGGCAGAAAACGACCGGCCAGACATTGAGTCGGGCGCGTAGTTGCTCGATTTGCGCCGTTGTCATTAGTCTAGCTCACCCTTTGCCACGCCCAAGACTCATAGTCGCCTGAATTCGTGATATTTTTGAACCCGGCGAATTCAGTGCCGCTCCAAAATTGCCTAGTAGCCATCGCAAGCACGAAAAATTCAGGCTCGTTCATTTCGTGCAAAGTGCGCATAAAGTGGTTTTTATTGATCGACCACTTGCCGCATGATTTTATTCCAGCATCGCAAAAGCCAAGCTTTTTGCAAGATCGTGATACACCATCCCGACCGGCGAGACGATAATAAAGTCAACGTGCTTACCTGCCAGGGTGCGACTGTTTACTGTGCTGGTTTTTTGAGTGCGCGTTTTAGCGCAACCCTGATAAATTCAGACCTGCTAAGTTCTTGCTCATCCAGAGCAAGAACCATTGCTTTGGGCAGTCGGAGACATATTGTCTCCATTTTGCCGTTAGGGGCTGGTCGCCCAGCCCCCTTTCTCTTTCCGCCAGTCATTATTCTGTGAACCTCTTGAGTTTTTCTATCCGCTCACCGTTGAGCGGATTTACTTGTTTTGCGATGGGGTAATCCCCATCGCTATCGTAAGCCATTCTGTGCGCGCAGTGCGTCGAAAACCCGCACTCCCAGTCAATCGAGTTAACCCACCATTCTGGTGAGTTAACCTTAACTAGCCCGTTTGAAAGGCTAGTTGTACTAGACGAGTATGTCTCGCCGTTTTCTAATGCAAAGACGATAACAGAGCCGTTCCTTGCCGCATAAATCCTACCTTTTTTGCCTTTTAGGTAACTAATGTTCATTTTAGTGCTCCTTTGGGTTAGGGCTGTTTGTTAAGCCGATGTAGATATATTACTCCCCTCTGTTTGATTATGCAATACATAATCAATAAATAGTTAAGATATTTTTGAAAATATTGGTGTTGTCAAAATGACAACAAATAGGACTATTAAAAAAATGAATGATTGCGCGGCGCGTCATTCATGCAGTGAATAATGGATCAATCCGGCGCGATGGTAGCGGTATCGGTGCGCATGACAGCCGCACAGAGCGATAAACTAAAAGCGCTGGGCGGCGCGGCATGGATCCGCGCGCAGATAGACAAGTCGCGGAAATAGACATTTTGGCGCGCTCATGCTATAAATCAGGCATGAGCGCGCGTTTACGTGTTCATTTTTCTACTCCTGGTTCCAATTTTTACGCCCTCAGTTGTTCGGGGGCGATTTTTGGAGTTAACGATGCTCCACAACTACAATGCAGTACTTGTTAGACTGCTAGCGGATAGCAATCAAACACTGGGCGCGCTCACTGTTTACGATCACGCTAGCCGCGTGTTTGATTGCTACACGTTAGAGCTGCCATGGCTCAACAACGCTCCGCTTACGAGCTGTATACCCGCAGGCACATACTACGTAGATGCTAGGTTGTCAGGTAAATACGGGCGGCATTGGCACGTAAAAGCGCTAAATCACGGCGAGGTTTATGGGCGTAGCATGATATTGATACACAACGGTAATTATCATCGTGATACGCAGGGTTGTATTTTGATTGGGCGTGATATCGTTGATCTTGATAACGATGGACACAAAGATGTCACCAGCTCAAAACTCACAATGGACGCGCTAAACAACGCGATAGCGTCAACCAGTTTTTATATGACGATCGTAGACCTAACGCGATGATCATACTCACAATAGCGATAATCGTGATTGCAGTACTTGTGGCGTGGGGCGTTGACGGATTGCTGGCGCGCAGGATGGACGAGCGCGATAACTCAGGCGGCTACTATGATCCAACTGATGATCAATAAAATCAAACTACTGTTGCAGTCGATTTACAACTGGGCGATACGCAAGCTATGGCGCATGTCGATGATTGATGAGCGGCAAACGTTATTTGACTACGCGCGAGGATTAATATCAGCATGATCAGACTAATAGCACTGATGTTAATTAGCGTTGTTGCGCAATCTGCAACGATTGATCTGACGTGCGATAAGCCAACAAAACGCGAGGACGGTAGCGCGATCACTAATCTGACCGGCTACCGCATTTACCACAGCATTAACGGTGTTGTTAAACCCGTTATCGCGATACCGGCTACAACGTGCGGCTATAAACTGATAGACGCTCTACCCGGTAAATACGAGTTTGCGATTAGCAGTGTTGAGGGCACGCTAGAGGGTAAACGATCGGCAATGGTTACCGTTGATGTTGTATCTAGCCCGCCGCCGCCCGTTGTTACTAAAATCGTGATAACTCAGTGTTACAGTCCGACTAATTGCGTGACTCAGGAGATTACTCAGTAATGGCGACTCAGGGAACAACTACGATAGATTTTGGCGTTGGCGCAACAGATGTTGCTACTGCGGTATCTGAGGCCGGGATTACTGGGGGGCAACTCGTTGAGGCATGGATATTACCAGCGGCAACAGCGTCTAACACTGTTGATAATCATTGGGTCGAGGATCTGCATGTTGTTGCGGGTAGTGTATCTGCCGGCGTTGGGTTTACGATTTACGCGCACTGTAAAACTGGTTTTGCTCACGGCCAATTTAACGTTGGTTATGTTTTTAATTGAGGTTTTTAATTGAGGTTAAGAAATGAGTGTATCACTGATTGGATCAGATGGATCAACAATAGTAACGCCCTCAAATGGGCTACCGGTGTTTACGGGTGACGCGGCGGTTTTGCCAGAAAGTGTTGGGGGAACTAGGACATTTAGCGAGGTCGATGCTGGTCAGTTAACAGGCGCTATACTGTTGCGATCTGAAGAGGTTGACGTTGATTATAGATCAAGGTCTGCGCTTGACACAGTGTTAGACGACGAAACGTTTAGTTACACGGCGCAGAACACTGGCAAACACACGTATTCTAATACGACTATGACGATTGGCCTTACTGCTGGCCAACTGACTACAAATAGCGGATCGATAACGACGACTACAACCGGCGTATCGTTTGCGACGTATGCGTTTTTCCCAGTTATAGGCACGTCAACCTTGTCAGTAGACACAGAATTGGGCTTTAGTGCTCAACCTCAATCTAATACATTTGTTGAGTTCGGTATTGGCATTCCTGGAGCGGTAACAGCGGCACCGACTGACGGGGTATTTTTTAGGCTAAACGCGTCAGGCTTGCAAGGCATTGCGTCGTTTAACGGTGCTGAATCGAGTACGGGGGTATTCCCACTGTCTGACGGAACAGGTACGTGGGTTTACACTAACAGCAAAAGATATCAATTTATCTGCTACGCTACGGCAGTAGAAGCACAGTTTTGGGTTAACGACGGATTGGGCGCGTTATGCCTAGCGACGCTACCGCTGCCATCAGGTCAGTCGCGGATGATGATGGGTGCGTCAGGGCAATATTTTCTCAAGCATAGAATCGTCGGCGGGGCAGCAGGCGGCATACTGCAAGCGCAGGTGGGCGCGTATAATGTGCGACTTGGTGGCCCGCAGATAGCTATGTCGATGGGGCACGTAGGCAACAAAATTTTTGGTAGTTATCAGGGTTTGTCTGGCGGCACAATGGGCGGCTTGGCGACCTACGCCAACAGTACTAACCCAACGGCGGCGGCACCAAGCAACACCGCGTTAACAGCAAACCTCCCCGGTGGGCTTGGTGGACAGGGGGCGGTTATTGCAGCAGTGGCGGCAGCTACTGACGGGATCTGGTCGGAATACGGCAACTCGGCTGGAACCGTTAACATAGCAGGGCGTAGACTGTGCGTTACTAGCGTTAGACTTGATGCCGTGAACCTAGGCGCGGCGGTAGCGACTACAGCGACGACGATTCAGTTTTGCATTGCATTTGGACATACTGCGGTGTCTCTTGCAACCGGTGAAGCGGCAACCACAAAAGCGCCGCGCCGCGTCCCACTTGGTATAATGACATGGCCGATAGGCGCTGCAATTGGCGCGCAACCTCAAATCGGGCCGATTATTCTGGATCTGAACAGTTCGCCAATTTACGTTAATCCAGGTGAGCGGATCGCACTCGTCGGTAAATTTTTGGCCGGCACCGCAACAGCATCACAAGTCATTAACTTTACGTACACACTAATTTACGGCTGGGAGTAGTTATGCATGTCGCTACTATTGGCCAGTGGTGCGTCACCTTACTGGTTTTTACAAAAAAATATAAACCACGGAGTAATGGCGATGTATCCACGTAATGCAGTATCACCGCAACGATTAAGCATTGGCCCAGTAGTGCAAATTGCTAACGGGGCAGTTCAAACGTCTGGCGTTAGTGTTGACATTGTTCCGCAGGGCGGCGCGGCTAGCTCTGGCGTAGGAACGATAGCGTATGAACAAGGGATAGTGCATTACATACCGACTCAGGCAGAGACAAATTATACTAGCTTTATGCTAATAGCATATAAAACAGGCTGTATACCAGCTAGCACAACGGTTGTGACTTCAGTTTCTGGGACGTCTGGTTATGCTGGACTAGATTGGTCATACATATTATCCCCTACGACAACGGTTAATTTATCTAATACAACAGTGGGAACGGCGTCGGCGGTAACAGGATTGACAGCATCAAACCTCGATGTTGCGGTCAGTACATTAGGCACAGCGGCAGCACTGGCAACGGTGGACTCGGTAGTTGACGCTATCAAATTAAAGACAGATTCATTGACATTTACCAAAGCCGGGGAAATAGATGCAAATATTCAAAGCATCAACGACGTTACTATTACCGGCAACGGTTCAACTGGAACGGAGTTTGGTGTCTAATGCTAGTCGGAACCGTATGGGCTGATACCGTATGGCTAGACATTTGGGGCCCAATTTGGGCCGCGTCTGGCGCAACGGTATCTATTTGGACAATACAGGCCGATTCGGTTACCGCGTGGGATGAGCAGTTATCCACGTCGACTACATGGACGGAGCAGTCAGACTCTGTTACGACGTGGGTTGAGCAATGAGGGGTTAGCATGGCAGAAACAAAAAAACGTGCAAGAGGTAGGATGGCAGGCGGCGGTTTCAAAGATCTGATAACGCAAGCGGATAGGGACAGGGTTGCGTTATTGGCCGGTTATGGCATACCACAGAAACAAATCTGCCTGATGATTATGAATGGGATTGCTAGCGACACGCTTGCAAAACATTTTAGGACTGAGCTTGATCTAGGTATAGCAAAAGCGAATTCTGACGTTGCTGGAACACTGTATCAGAAAGCGATGAGTGGGGACACAACGGCGCTTATCTGGTGGACTAAAGCGCGGATGAAGTGGACTGAAACACAAAAACATCACGTAGGTGGAGCTGATGACGGCCCGGTAAAAATTGATAGCACGTTTAAAATAGAATTTGTCGATGCCAAGCGTAAAGATTAATGGGAAACTCAGGCCAATACTTGAAACAAAGCGGCCCATAGTTGTTGTTTATGGTGGGCGCGGGTCTGGAAAATCGTTAGGAATTGGTGACATTATGACGATAAAAATGCGCAGCGAGGGGGCTGATATTTATTGTCTACGAGAGTATCAGGATTCAATTGTAGATTCTGTTCATCGTGTTATGTGTGACTCAATAAACAATCGCCTGAAATTGGATAATTTCACTATTACGGATAACAAAATAACGGATAATCTGACTGGCGCAATGACTACATATCGCGGCGCGGCGCGTAATCCTGACTCTATTCAGTCCGCGCAGGGATATAAATACTCGTGGTTTGAAGAGGCGCATAGAGCTAGCCAAACATCGCTAGATAAACTGATACCTACAATTCTTAGAAACCCTGGCGCTCAATGTGTTTTTACTGCTAACCCTCAATCTGCAAATGACGCATTTAGCGAGCGGTTTATAAACCCGTATAAGCACGAGCTTGATAAAACGGGTTTTTATCAAGATGACATACACCAAATAATCAAAGTTAATTGGAGAGACAACCCATGGTGGAACGCGGAGCAAGAGCAAATACGAAAATGGGACTATGATCACCGTTCACGCGCCAAATACGAGTGGATTTGGGAGGGTGAATTCAATGATGAAGTTGAAAACTCGATTATTAAAATCGAATGGTTTGATGCTGCAATAGATGCGCACAAGCATGAGCGACTGAGCAACGCGTTTAAACCTCATGGTATTGTTGTTGCGGCACATGATCCAAGTGATACAGGCAACGATGCTAAGGGCTATGCGTTGCGCCATGGCTCAATTATCAAGCGCGTTTTGTGCAAGGATTCCGGCGAGGTTGATGAGGGATGCGATTGGGCGCTGGGCCATGCTATTAGAGATAGTGCTGATTGGTTTGTTTGGGATGGCGATGGCATGGGGACAGGCCTTAAGAGACAAGTTGCTGAATCCTTGAACGGTAAAAAAATGCAATTTCACATGTTTAAGGGCTCGTTATCTGGGTCAGGGCAGGATAACGCAAAAAAACGCTATCAACCGATTGATAACGAGCGAGAGGCACAAACTTACGATGAGGTTTTTCGCAACAATCGCGCACAGTATTATATATTGCTAGCGGATAGGTTTTACAACACGTATCGCGCTATTGTGAAGGGTGAATATGTTGATCCTGCTGATATGATTAGCCTAGACTCGGAAGGAATAACAGAAATGGCACGGCTTAGATCAGAGCTCTGCAAAATACCGAAAAAAGAAAACAACAGTGGTCTTTATCAAATTATGAGCAAGCTAGAAATGAAGTCTGAAGGAATAGAAAGCCCAAATATGGCCGATTCAATCATGATGACGCTTTGGGGGCCTAGCGTTGTCGAATGGGAGAATATTGAGTTTCCGAGGGCTATGATTATATGAAAATGTCAGATGATGAATTAATGTCTATCGTGTTGACTGCTGATAATGACGCGCTCAGTTATTCGCGCGAGCTGAAAGAAATCAATGACGTATGTATGGATTTTTATAATGCAGCGCCTTGGAATGAGATAGAAGGTCATTCGACGGTAATATCAACTGATGTTCATGATGTTGTTGAAGCTGACATGCCTAGCCTAGTTGAAATTTTTTTAGGCAACAAAAAAGCGCTTACGTTTGAGCCTGTAACCGGGGCAGATGCAGACATTAAAGAGGCGGAAGATAAAACCGAGTATGTAAGATGGATTGTAGAGCATCAAGAAGACTATTTTAGTCTGATACATAATTGGATTAAGACTGCTGAAATTAAGAAATTTGGCGTATTGCGCTATGATTGGACAGAAGAAAAAAACGTAACAAAACGATGCTATACAGGATTAGATGACGCTGAATATTATCAATTGTTGATTGAGCTAGACAGAGAAGATAAACGTAATGATTCTTCTGTCTATGTTACAAAAAACATCAAGGAAGATGATGGCTGGACGTTAGAAGCAAAAATAAAAAGCATCGTCAAAAAGGTGAAAATATGCGCCATACCAACAGATAATTTTGTGATTAGCCGGAACGCAACGAGCAAGTGGGACGCTGAAATTGTAGGCGATGACACGCTTGTTAGTCGTAGCGACCTTATTGCTGCTGGCTTTGATAGAACGATTGTCGAAAGTCTTAATGTGTCGTCGCAATCACGACAAAATAGTAATAAAACCGGTTACATTGGTGGATCGAGATCAAAACAATCAGACGTGCCAGACACAGCCAGCGAATTGGTATTAGTTAGCACTCGTTGCATTAAGCTTGATGCTGATGGTGACGGGATAGCTGAACGGTTAAAGGTCATTTACTCAGGTGCTACACTGTTATCACGAGAGTGCTTTGATCATGTTAATTATGCGATTTTGAGCACTGTTTTAATGCCTAATGAGGCCATTGGAAAATCACGATCAGAAGTAAATACAAAAACGCAAGAAGTCAAAACGGCCCTAGTTCGGGGCATGCTGGACAACACCTATCGCGTAAACGCTGGGCGTGTTGTTGTTAATATCAATGATACTAACATAGATGACGTGTTGACTCAGCGGCAAAGCGGGATTATTCGCACTCGCGGCGATGTACGTCAAGCTGTTGCGGCATTAGAAACGCCCTATGTCGCCGATAAAACATTGCAGGTAATTCAGTACATGGATTTTGCTAGGGCTCAGAGATCTGGAACCCTGATGGCTACTCAGGGTCTTAATGCTGATACGTTCACAAATGAGACCGCAACTAGATTCAATGGCGTACAAGACGAGGGCGCGGCCAAAATTAGGCTTGTAGCAAGGGTAATTGCTGAAACCGGTATGAAAGACCTTTACGAAGGTATTTGCTGGACTGTTGAGCACTATCAAGATCATGATGCTGAAATAATGGTATTAGGCAAGCCAATGACGGTAGATCCAACACGATGGCGATACAAAAACAGAATTACGTCAAACGTCGGAATTGCAACGACAGATGAGGCAGATAACGTTAAAAATATGGCCGCATTGTTGCAAATCCATCAGCAATTAAAGGCCATGGGGAGTATTTTAACGGATGATCTGAAGATTTATAACACGCTAGATAAATTGCTGTCTGGGATTGGCATACGTGGAACAAATAAGCATTTCAATAACCCTGAAATACCTAAAGAGACTCTACTTGCTCAATATGAACAAGTGTTGACGATGGCAGAACAGCAAAAGTTAATGATTGAGCAAATGCAGCAAAAGAATCCGCTTGCTGAAGCAGAACAAATAAAGGCGCAAGCGTCGTTACTGAATACGCAAATAAAGGAGGAAGGCATCAAAAACAAAAATGAGATCGAGATTGCTAAATTGTTGCAGGATCAAAACCAATTTAACAGACAGTTACAAGAAGACCAACGTCAATTCAATGCCGGTATCCTAGCAAAACTCAATGAGCTAGAGCTTAAATTCAATGTCAACTTAGTTAGTGACTTGCCACGGGTGGAATAATGACAAAAGACCAAGAAGAAACCGCGCTGGTTAACACATACAACGACGGGCGATCCGCGTACACATACCTAGAGAAAATTCAGGCCGAATCGGCTTTCATACAGATGAAAGCTGACTTGATGTTTAAATTTGAGAACACTGGATTTAAGGACGACGACGAGCGGCGCGAAATCTGGCGAAAAATGCAAACTGTTGCATGGTTGGAACAATCATTGCAAAATATAGTAGATAATGGTAAAATCGCGGAAGTAGAGCTAAAAGGCTTTGCTAAAATCAAACAGAAATTAAAAGGTATTGCATGCTAAATAATCCTACGGAACTTAGCTCAGAAGAGGCGATTGAAGAGGATCTCACAGAGATAACCGAAGATGTTGCCAATGTAAATGCTGAAGGCGAGGAGTTAGAAGAAGCAGAAGCGAAGGGTGAAGAGGAAGTCTTTCTTATCGGGGACAAGGAAATAACGCCTAAGCGCCTAGAAGAACTTGAAAAAGGCTTCATGCTGCAATCTGACTACACAAAGAAAAGGCAGCTTGAATCTAGACAGTACAAAGACCGGATGTCTGAATTAGACGCCGTTGTCGAGCAAGCTAAGCTTTTTGAAACGTTTTTGAAAGATGATGAAAAGGCGGTCAATTGGGATTCTCTGTTAAAATCCGAAGAGCGGGAAATAGAGGGTAAGTTTAAAGCCAGACGCGAAGAGATTGCAAAAGTTGCGGAAAAAGCGAAGACCGCTAAATTGCAAATAGTAAACGCTGTTTTGGCAGAAACTAACAAAGCGCTGTTTAATCATTATCCGGAATGGCAAGGCACTACAGGCGAAAAGCAACACAAAGCAGATATAGAGTTAGCTCAAAAATATGCTAAATCTATCGGTCATACTGACGAAACGCTATCGCGTTTAGTCGATCCTGCTGAATTTATTGCGATAATTGACGCTGCTAAGTACCACGCCATTAAAAACGCCAAACCTGACGCCAAAAAAGAACGCCAAGCTCCAAAGTCGGTTACGGCAAAGAAAGCCGTTAAAACTGCTGATAAGAGCTGGGCAGAGGTTTTCTATGGCAAAGGATAATTTAAATGGCAACACTATCAACAACTGCATTAACCATGCTGGATTGGGCTAAGCGCCAAGATCCTAAAGGTAAAACCGCGTTTATCGCTGAGGTTTTAAGCCAAACCAACGAAATGCTCAACGACATGCTAATGAAGGAAGGGAATCTTCCGACTGGCGAGCGTTGCACTATTCGTACAGGTTTGCCAACCACATACTGGCGACTGATCAACCAAGGTACGCCTCCAAGCAAATCAACCACGGCACAAGTAACCGAGAATTGCGGCATTCTTACCGCAAGGTCCGAACTTGATCAAGATGAAGCAGAGCTAAATGGAGATACTGGGGCGTATCGTCTTTCTGAATCCGTTGCATTTCTCGAAGCCATGGCACAAGAAGCGGCCAGTACTCTCATTTATGGATCTGCTGCTGATCCAGAGGAGTTTGTAGGGCTAGCGCCGCGCTATAATAGCCTATCTGCAAACAATGCTGAAAACATCTTAAGCGCTGGCGGGGCTGGATCAGATAATACCTCAATCTGGTTAATTGGATGGGGCGATCAATCGATCTATGGGATTTTTCCCAAGGGCTCACAAGTCGGTTTGAGTCATGAAGATCTTGGCTTAGGGGATGCTTTTGACGCATCGAATAACCGATTCCGTGCTTATATGGATCTTTATAAATACAAGCTCGGTTTAGTGGTCAAAGACTGGCGGTATGGCGTTCGGATTCCGAACATTGATGTGTCTGATTTGGCGGCAGCGTCTGGAGCGCAAGAACTGACAGATGCAACAGCAATAGACAAACTTATGTCACGCGCTATCGACAGATTGCCAAAAATGGCAGGTATCAAGCCAGCGTTTTATTGCAATCGAACAGTTGCGAGCTTGTTGCGCGTCATGGCGTTAGGAAGAAGCTCATCAGCAGTTACAGTCGAGCCAGCACTTAACCAATACGGCCAGAACATTTTTGAAACTAAGTTTCTTGGCATCCCTGTACGAATCACTGATGCGATCACTAACACTGAAGCCGTCGTTTCTTAAGGAGAAATAGCATGTATTTAGACAATTTTCTGAAATTTTCAGACGCTCAGGCGGTAACGGCGGATGCTGTAGGGACTAACGTTCTTGATCTATCTGTTGATCGTAGTATTGGCTCTGGCGAGCCAATGGCTGTTTTATTTGTGGTTGATGTTGCCGCAGATCAAACGACAGGCGACGAAGACTATACGTTTGATGTTGAATATGCATCTAACGCAGCTCAATCGACAGGCCGTCAAATAATTGGCAGGCGTATCTTTGAATCTGGTACGCCAACCGCACCAGCTCAGGATGCCGATTTGTTAGTTGCTGGGTATGCGTTTTATATTCCGATTCCGCCAACTGTATTATCAGAAAGCGAGCGGTATCTAGGAATCAGATACGACGTGACCGGCACAACCCCAACGATTACATGCACCGCGTTTTTAGTGCCTATGGCAATGGTCGATTCATACACTACCTACAATAACGGCTACGCAATAGTGTAATAACGGTGATTTATGCAGGTAATTGTAAAAGAGGGTAAGGTGGGCTTTTATGATGGTAAACGGGTTTACGGCGGGGATACAATCACGCTTAAGCCCTACCTGCTAAATGGCGTTTATGTCACTACAGAACAGCAATTTAGCAACGCATGGATGATCAAGGTCATTACGGATGAAACGCCACAAAATAAAATTAGCCAACCGGCTGTAATGTTTGATGGTATAGCTGTTTATGGGGACAAAATAAACAAGGCTAAGCGTGGTAGACCTGCTAAGCAAAAATAGCTAATGGGGCTTAGGCCCCATTTTCTTCTAAACAAAGGTGAGCTATGCCGTTTGATACTTATGCAAACCTGAAAGCATCTATTCTTGCCCGCTCAAAGCGCAACGATGTAAGCTCTGATATGCTAGCGGATTATATCAATCAGGCCGAAGCAGAGTTTTATAATAACGCGCAAGCGCCTTTGCGAATTCGTGCAATGGAAGCCAGGGCAACCGCAACGGTTAGCACTTCTTCGAGGTTTCTTGCATTGCCAGACTTATTCTTGCAAATGCGACGATTAAAACTTAACGACCCGTTTTCTGGAAGCAGAGACACAGATATTGAATATCTTGCGCCTGAACAAATGCCGCTTAATAATTTGGTGCAATATCCGCATTATTTTACGGTAACAACTCAATTAGAATTTGATTCAACACCAGACGCGGCATATACCGCAGAAATGCAGTATATAAAGAAGTTAATACCATTAAGCGACTCAAATACAACTAACACAATACTAAGCGACCATCCAAATATTTACCTATTTGGGGGGCTTTGGGCATTGTTTTTAGATATGCAAGAAGGGGATGTCAGCGAGTTTTTCTACAACAAATTTATATCAGCTATCGAGGGGGCGAATAGAACAGATCAGGCCGGTAGATACGGCCCGGCTCCGATTATCAGGGCAGAAGGATATCATCCTTGAAAATGACGACGTTCAAAACGGTTCCGGTCAATATCGTAGGGCAATCATACGAGCACAGAAGCCGCACGTTTTCGATCCAAAAAACAATGAACCTTATCCCACAAGGCGAGTTCACAGGTGCCAGCGAATCAACGCTAACGACATGGCCAGGATGTACGATAATGGCTACTGATAGCGGCGCAAATCGCGGCATTACAATATTTAATAATGAGTTGTACAAAGTGTCAGGATCGACACTATCAAGGGTAAGTTCTGCTGGTTCAGTTACAGATATCGGGACAATAACGGGGTTTAATCGTTGTGGGTTTGCCAATGATGGCACGACGCTTATTATCACAACGGGCGGCACTGGCTATCAATATGACGGAACGACGCTAAGCATAATTAGCGATAGCGATTATCAAAATGCAAACACTGTTGCATATATCAATCAGCAGATGGTTTATGACGGAAACGGGGGAAAGTTTCAGGTTTCAAACGTAGGTGCGCCAACTGCGATTGAAAACAACAATTTTGCCACGGCAGAAAGTGCGCCTGATGACACGTTGCGAGTGCTGGCATTCAATGAGCGCGTGTATCTGTTTGGTACTGACACACTAGAAACATGGTATAACTCAGGCTCAGGAAACCCGCCGTTTGCCAGAGTCCAGGGCGGCACAATGAACGTCGGACTAGAGGCTATTCATTCGGTGGCTACTACGGACGACTATTTCTATTTTCTAAGCAACGATAATAGAGTTTATCGCGTATCCTCTCATCAAGTCGAAAATATAACGACAATTGCAGTATCGCACCAGCTAGACTTCATTAGTTACAAAGAAGACGCTATAGGCCAAATATACCGAATAGAAGGCCAAAATATTTATGTTTTGACGTTTCCAAATGGCAACAAGACGTTTGCGTTTAATGAGCAAAACGGCGCATGGTTCAATCTATCGACTAACGCAGACGAAGACAGATATATAGGCGAGGATTATGTTGAGATTTATGGCAAACGCTTGATAGCAGACGCAATCGGCAATATACATGAGTTATCACTTACGACTTATACTGATAATGGTGAAGTAAAGATCCAAGAACGAATTTTTGGCCCACTAAATGGCATCGCAATCAACGCACCAGGTGAGCGGTTTTTGATGTCATGGCTAGATATCATTATGGAATTAGGCGTTGGATTGGTCACCGGCCAAGGCACCAATCCGCAGTTGATGGTTTCGGCATCATTCGATGGTGGTAAAACCTTCTCTACTGAAAATGATGTCCTGATTGGACGACAAGGCGATGGGAGGATTAAGGCTAGGTGGTGGCATTGTGAATCATTTTATGATGGCTTTTTTAGAATCCGTTGTAGCGATCATGTATTTATTTGTATCTATGGCGGGGCGATTGGCATTAAGCCAAGCGGTTACTAATGGCAATTGTTAATCCACGATTACAGCGCATCCCAAAAGCCTTATTACAGGATAGGGAGACTAGGCTTTATTTTGAGGATATAGAGCGGTTTTTACATGATCTATGGATACGGACGGGCGGCGGCGATGATGATGTTGCAAATCAATCGTTACGAGAATTGTACCCATGGTCGGTATCCGCAACGGAATCTAGCCATGGACTATTTAGCTATTTTGACTCTAATCACACAAAAACTGATTTTGATGTTATCGAGGTTATAGGTACGACACATACAACACGCGGTAACGAAATTGTGGTTTGTAATAACACGGCATTACTAACGGTAACACTAAATCCAGATGCAGATCATAAAGAGCAGGCGATTATAGTCAGGAATAATACGGGTAGCGTAAGGGTGACGGCTACAAAATTGATTAGCGGGCAGTTAACTAAAACTATACTTAGACGATATAGCGCTCCACACCATATTTTCACAACTGAAGCGGATTCCTGGAGTGTAATCTAATGAGCGGCTACGAGTTTGAAAAATTACCGCTTAGCGCGTTCGGTGATTTGCGAGTAGTCGAGATATCGCCGATATTTCATAGCTCGTTTGAATACACTGTTGACAATACCGAAATAACGACAAATTCAGTTGTAGCGGGTGGAACGGTTACGCAGGCGGATGGAATGGCGGTTATTGGCACAAGCACAACGACCGGTAGCACGGCTATATTACAATCGAAAACGCATGCTAGGTATCACGCTGGCTTTGGCGGCTTGATGCGAGTATCAGCATTGTTTACTGCTGGCGTTTCTGGAACCGTTCAGTATGCCGGTCTAGCCGATACCGCTGGCAGCTCTGCAACGGTTAAAAACGGCTACATGGTTGGATATGACGGGACAACGTTTGGCTTCCATCGATTTCAAAATGACACAAAAATAAGCGTAGCCCAGACATCTTGGGACGACCCTATGGACGGAACTGGCGAAAGTGGCATGTTGCTAGACTCGTCAAGGCTGAACGTGTTTTTTATTCAGTTTCAATATCTTGGCGCAGGGGCGATAAAACTTTGGGTAGAACGTGAACAAGGAGATTTAGTATTAGCCCATTCAATACAATACGCAAATAGCTACACGTCCCCCAGCGTACACAATCCTAATTTCTACGCGATGTTTATCGCCAAAAATGGCGCTACGACATCAAACGTGGTGATAAAAACCGGATCATATGGGTATTTTGTAGAGGGCAAAACGTCACATATTGAATACCATCAGCCGCAATTTGCAACCGGATTGCGTGAAAAAACCACGGTAACAACTGAAACGGCTATCTTTACTATTAGATGCCGGTCTACATATGCATCAAAAACGAATTTTATTGACATACAGTTAGAGCGTTTGGTGGCGTCTATTGAGGCCACGTCAGCAAATAACCTAGGATCTGTAAGACTGGTTAAAAATGCAACGCTAGGCGGGTCACCTTCATACGCAGACATAAATACAAACAACTCAGTAGTTGAAATTGATACAGCGGGAACAACTGTAACGGGCGGCACAACATTACTAGCCATCCCGTTAGCAGGGAAGAACGACAAATCCATTGAAAATGTCACTGATTACAAATTTATTTTGCAGGCTGGCGAATCGATTACTGTAGCCGGAACGAGCGCCAATAGTGCAACTATCGTCGCTGCTATAATGTGGAAGGAGTTGTTCTAATGGCAACAGAATTATCAAATTTTACAAGCGAAACACAGATTGGCACTACGACGACGTTAGTATCAACTACTTCGACAGAAAAGAAATTTATCGGTAAAGCAGTGCTAACTAATACTAGTACTAGTGCCGTAGAAGTCACTATTTGGCGACTTTTAACATCGACCACGCCAACTTCTGGTAGCGGCGGTAACTGGCTAGATAAGCGAACTATTCAGCCAGGAAAAATTTGGATAGTTGATAGTCTGACAGGCCAAGCGTTGGGTAATAGTATGTCCGTCAAAGCTACCGCCGGAACGGCAAGCGTGGTAAACGCTAACCTTAGCGGGGCTGTTGAAAGTTGATTATTTCGCGAACCTATGACCTCGACGTTATTAAGAACGTCCTATTCGATTCTGCAATTTATGACAGAATAAGCGAAGATGGAACAGATGATTACGAATTAACGCTTGGTAATAGCATTTTTGTTACAGATGAAAACCAAATCGGCATTATGATTTACCATTGGCTAAATAATGTAACTCTTGAATGCCATGTTCAGATATTGCCCGATTATAGAGCGTATGCGTTTGAATTTGGCCAGTCTGTTTTAAAATGGGCTTGGGATAATACGAAAGCGCTTAAGATTGTTGCTCAAATACCAACGATCTATCCTGATGTCATTGGGTTTTCGTTGAAAAACGGTTTTGAGCGGGAAGGCATTAACAAAAAGTCATACCTGAAAAATGGTGTTTTGTGTTGCCAGGAGTATTTTGGCCTATGTAGGCCTGAGGTGTAAAAATGGGATTTGTCAGAAAAACAACAGGCATTGATTTAACGGGCGGCGGGGTTAGAGACGCGGCAGGTGCGGCGGCTAATATACAAGCTGAATATGGTATGAAGGCAATGGAAGCTTTGCGCGGTGACCTTGCTCCATTTAGGCAGGTCGGAGAACAATCCGCTAACATGCTATTACAGAGCATTATAGGTGCTCAACCTGAGGAAACTAACCAGGTGTTGAATGATCCATTTTTCAGGGCTCTATCAAATCAGCAAAGCCAAGATTTACTTGCACAAAATGCGGCGCTTGGTTTAGGCGGTTCGGGAGGTACAAGAGACGCACTAAACAGAAACATGCTTTTGCTAGGACAGCAATTTAGATCTGATGAGCGCAATAGGCAACTCAATAGATTTAATCAGCTCATGGGGATCACAACGATGGGCCAGAATGCAGCAGCTCAAACCGGATCGGGAAGCGCTAATATTTTGACAGATATAGGCGCGGCAAGGTCTACCGTTCCTATCGTCGGAGCTAATGTTGCCGCTCAACAAGGTCAGCAGTTGATGGGGCTATTTGGGGCCGCTGGTGCTGGATATATTGGGTCGTCTGCTGCCAGTGCTGGGGGTGGTACTGGCGCGTTGGCTGCTCTTTTAGGTGGCATGGGGTCAGATAGACGCTTAAAAACAAATATAAAGCGAGTTGGTAATGATGAGCATGGCAACATCTACCGATTTAAATATATTGGCGGGAATAATACCTATGAAGGGCGTATGGCTGATGAGCTCAAAGAAATAAGGCCTGATGCTGTCAAAACGCATCCTTCCGGGTATTTGATGGTAACTGATGAGTTTAAAGCGAGGTTAGTATGCCACTAAGACCGGAAATGATTTTAGAAGGGGCGCTTACAGCTCTAGAAAAAGCTCAGCCGGTTACTAATTTGATGACTGGCGCTAGCAATATGCAGAAGTTACAGCAAGGGCAGATTCAGAATCAGCTTTTGAGCCAGCAAGCGCAACAAAATAAGGTAATGAATCCGCTATTACAGCAAGAAGGAGTTCTGAGCAACCAGCTATCGCAACAAACACTTGATGTTAATCAACAAGCATTGAACGAAGCCCAGAAAAAGCAGTTTATTGGGCAATTAGGCATGGCGGCCAAGGTGCTCAAGCCATTTGTTGACCAAGGCGACTTGCTTGGCGCTGCTGGCGCTGTGCGATCATTGCAAGGAATTGGGCTACCACCTGAAGTCATGCAAGACATCGATGGAATGATCGCAACCGGCGACATGAGTACGTTGCAACAGCATATTAATGCAATAGAGCAATTTGGAGCTACCTCCAACATTCCGAAAATAAAAGCGACCCATTACGATGAAGATGCAGGATGGACGGGTATTACTGACACAGGAGAAGTCTTCGTTAAACCAGTAGCCACAGGTCAACCAACACGGATGCAGCGGCGGTTGCAGGAAATGCAGGCGCAAATAGCGACAGAGCAGGCTAAAAGCGGAATACTTGTAGATCAAACAAAACAGGTGGAGCAGATTAAGCAGCGAGAGGCAAGAGTCTCGGAAATAACCGAAGAGCTAAGCAAGCGAAATAGGGACTGGGCAAGAACAAACACAAAACTTACAGAAGCTTTATCCTTAGCTAAGGATGCTACGCAGGGTATTGCGGGTGAAGCCAAGACGAAATTAAGCTCTTTGTTACCTGGAATCGATGTTACAAACGAAGCGGCGTTAGATTCAGCATTGCAACAATTAGCGCTTGAGCAACTGAGCTCATTTGTTGGTCAAACAACTAATTATGAGTTTGGCGTTGTGCAAAACATAACAGGCAAGCTCGGGAACTCAAGGGAGGCGAACATAGCGCGGCTGAACTCATTAAAACGCGCAGCGTGGTTTAATCAGCGTGAATATGACCAATTCAAAAACCACGTTAAGCAGGGCGGAGAGCCTGACGACTTTAGCTTTAATTTTGACGAGCATGTAAAGCTGGGCGAAAAGACATACACGCTTAAAGATATACGGGACACGGCAGCGGCAAATAATCTAACTATTGAAGATCTGTTCAAGAGGCTTGACAAATAATGCCTATTATCGATCTGGATACTGGCGAATACATGGATGATGCAAAGCTAGCAGAGTTTGAAGCTAAGCGATTACAGCAACCTAAGTCGTTGCCAACAGAGCAGCAACCATCTGCATCTAGTGAGGTTGGAAGGATTATTGATCTGGATACTGGCGAATATATCGACCAACAGCAAAAGCAACCAGAAACGCCTATTGATCAAGAGCCTTTACCTACGAACATGGGTGGTCATATGGCTCGATCAAACATGCAAATAAATCGCAATCGTGAGCTAGAACGCCAAGTTATGCGATATCGCGCAGGTGATTTAAGCAGCTATGATGTTTCACCAGAACAAATGGAGGCAATTAGGGCAAAGCGTATTGCGGATATCCCTGAAATTACAGGAAGCTTTAAAGAGCTAAGCAATAACCTAGGACTTAAACAAGCGCTAATAGGAATGACGGCTTTTGACCCTGATGAGTTTGGGGCGATACTGACAAAAGCAGAACCAAAAATAGGGATAGTAACAACGCCAGAAGGCGAACGTTTGGCAATTAATCGCGAAACTAATGAAGCTATGTCTATCAATAAAGTCGGCCCTAGTTGGCTTGATGCTATTCAATTAGGCGGCGCGGCGGCCATGTTCACGCCAGCAGGTAGGTTGTCTGGCATAGGCAAGCAAACCGCAGGAGCGATAGCTACACAATCGGCTATAGAGGGCGCGCAACATCAATTAGGCGGTGAATTTAATCCGGCTGATGTTGCTATAGCTGGCGCAGCGGTTCCGGTAGTTGCGTTAGGCGGTAAATATTTGGGCGGAAAGTGGCAACTAATGAAGGACAAGATGCGATTAAATAATAATCTAATCGACACGGCCACCGGTCTACCAGTTCCAGCATTTGAACGAGCGCTAAAAAAAAGGAATATAGACTTTGGCGCGCTTGTTGATGACATAGATTCGCTACCTATTATTAGATCTGCGCGAACACCTGAAGAAACAGTGGATGAAATAATTAAGCATCAGTTAAAGACAGGTAAACGAAGTAACACTCTTTATCAGTTTAGACTTGAAGACGGCAATATAGTAGATGATTTAGTGGGTAAAGAGGCTGTAAGGCAGGGTTACAAGAAGGGTGACGTAGTTGCCGCAAAGATGGCAGATGAACCAACTCGGCGCGAAATGGAGAGGATGCTATTGACCCAGCGCGCCATACATTCAAACTCATCCAAAGCTAAGGATATGAGGCCTTCAGACATCCCAGGTGAGGCATTAATGGGCAGATTTGAATATATCAAAAATGACGCCGCCAAAAAAGTTGCTGAATTAAATAAAATCGCCAACAGTGAATTCAATATAGGGAAAAACCTGATTGAACATGAATCCACAAAAGGTGGGAGACTGAAGGGTTTACAAATAGATACGACGAATATTGAAAGCAGGCTATTAAAAGAGCTGAACGACCTGAGGATTTTTGTACCAGACGGGACGCCGTTACAGGAATTTTTGACAAACAAAGCTACGCATGAATTTGTAGGTTCACAAATCACTAAAGACAAAGCCTCTCAAAAAGTTATTAAGGACGTTTTCGATATATTGCGCGAACATGGAAATGCAGATGCTTTTACAGCGCATAATATCAAACGCCAGTTAGACGCGATGATTGACTTTAGAAAACAGTCAAAGGAAGGGCTAACCGAATCAGGCCGAAGGTTTGCAAAGGCGATAAGGCACGAGTTAAATGAATCTATTCGCAAGGTGTCACCTAAATATGCAAGAGTAAACGACGACCTCAGTAAAGCCATAACATCCATGAATAACTTGCAGGAGGCACTAGGCGGGTCAATTCATGTATTTGACGATGGCGCAGAGCAGGCGGTAGGAACTAAACTAAGGACTCTATTTAGCAACTATTCAACGCGCAAAAATCTAGATAACGCAGTTAATGAGATTGATTCGGTAGCAAGAGATCTAGGCGGAAAATTTAATACTGACGTCAAAGATTTGACTAATTTTGCTAGCGTTTTAGATGATAGATTTGGCGCAATTGGTGCACGAAATTCATTTCAAGGTCGAATTGATTCGACCTTGAATGTTCAATCATTGCGACCGTCCCAAATAGTTAAAGATAAAGTTGCAAAAGAAGCTATGGCAAAAATTGAATCAATGCAGAATATAAACGATACCCAAGCGTTTAACGTAATGCAGAAAATATTGAGAGGTCAAAAATAATGGCGTGGACACCAATCAGCAATACGGCTATCCAGTATTCAAAGCTAGCCGCTGGAACGTCAGCAGATGGCTATTATCTCAAATTTTACGCAGATGGAACGACGACGCCCATCAGCATGGCAACCGACTCGACAGGCGGCACAACGCTCGCTAAATGCGCTTTAAATTCGCTCGGTTACCCTGTAAACGGATCTAATGCGGTATTTATACCACACATTGATCAAACGTATAAGCTGGCGCTTTACACAAATGCGACTGATGCAGATGCGAACACGCTCGCAAATGCAGTATGGGTTATTGATGATTTAATACAAACTGACCACAGTTTACGGGAGGAACTAGCGGCGACTGGTGGGTTATTGTTAATTGGCAACGTTGCCACAGTCGCTGAACTGGTAACACTATCCCCATCATCTGGCGATACCGTTGAAACGGTTAGCTACTATGCGAGCACGATACCAAGTGGTAGTGGAAAATATACCGCTGCTACGCTGGCAGATATTAGGACTGCTAAAGGTGACGGCGGGTGGGTTCCTGATGAGTTGATAGATCATACTGCTGCTAATGGGCTGGTATGGATGTTGCAACACAATGGTGAGATTAATTTATATCAAGCTGGTGCTGTTGGGGATAATACGACTGATGACTACGATTCAATAGATGCGGTTTTTCAGTTAACTAACGTAAAGGCAATCATACCCCAGTCTACATTTTTGATTAACACCGGATTAACAGCACCGTTATGCGAATCGGTGGGTGGATACGGGATCAACGTTTCAACTATTAGAGCTGGAAATGGTGTCACTAAAGCTCTGTCAATAAAGACAAGCGCTCCTAGCCACTTGCATGATTTTCAGATAACGGGCAACGCAACAACTAATGCTAAAGGATTATATGTAGGTGACGCAACGCTAACCGCTCACATTGCAATGGATAGAGTTGCAGTAAGAAATTTCACAGGCACTGGTGCGGTAGGTCTATATGTTTTGGACGGAGTAGCAATTGATTATAACCATTGCGAATTTACCGGAAGTACCAGAAATATAAGAGCTGATGCGGCAGTTGTGACAAATGGCGCTCCGACTACACAAGTGTTCAGTGGTGGTCTATGCGCAGACGCAACAGAAGAAGGTGCATACCTGACTGGTGCGAGTCAATTTATATTTACTGATCAGTTCGTTTTCCAGAACAATAGTAAGCATGGGCTTTTAGCCGAAATTGATACAGGATCGAACGTAGTAGATTTAGACTTGAATGGATGCTATTTTGAAGGGAATTACGGATCTACGACAACGGAGTACCAAGCGAAAGTAATCGGGACAGCAGCAGCTACAGCTAGAGTTAAATTTAGACATAATTTTTTCAACGGTAGTGGGTCGACTGCTAAATCAATTCACATTACCGGATCAAATTGCCGTGAATGCCAGCTAGATAATAACCAAGTTCCCAACTTAACAGGTCAAATTTTAGTTGACGGATCGGCACAAGGGAGGTCTATAAACTGGCCAGGTAATCTGGCAGAGACAGTACTAACAATCACAGATCCAACGTTGTTTTATAATACGGCGACGTTTGAAACAGAATGGTCGGCGTGGACTCCGACATACGCCAGTTCAGTTGGTAACGCTGCTACGTCTTTTACTGGCGCTGGAACTGTTACAACATCGCTTGCGCGGTGGAAACGTATAGGTAAAACACTACACATGGTTGTTAGTTTTGGGGCCACATTAAACGCGGTGACTCCGACATATTTGAGCTTTACACTACCAAACGGGTATTCCGCAAAAACTGCAATAATGTATACTCCGGCATCTGTTCTTGATAACACTACGTATTTAGGGACTGGGGTAGTTTCGACAGCTGGAACAACAGCTATCCGCGTCTATAAGAGTTTAGCTGCCCCAGCGTTTACGTCAGGATCTGCGGTAGAGTGTAACGTAATTTTCACAATTGAAATTGTGTGAGGCGTATGGTTTAAAAAATATCAATTGAGGATGCTGTAGCATGATTGATAAACGATCCACCGACCCTAGGTTTGAAATGCTTGCGCAGAAAATAGACTTTCATGATGAGAAACTAACCAACCACATTACTGAATTTGATCGCCATATTCAGCGCGAAGAAGCACAAGACAAGCTGTTAGTCGAAGCGATAGACCGGCTAAGCACCGGTCACGATAAGCTAGTAGCCATAGCTGAAGCCAACAAAGAGTCGTGGCAGGTATGGTTTGATATCCATACCACCACAAACAGGCTAAGGCGGTTTGCCTTGTGGCTTGGAGGCTTTGGGCTTTTTGCCGGGTTTGTCACTTGGTGTTTAGTTAAGTGACACAAAAGCTTATTTGTGATATTGGCTCGCCTTTGATCACCAAAGTGATATGAACAACATCGTCAACTTGATCAACGTCAAGCTTGATGTTGTCTTTTAACCAGTCGATTATCATTTGCTCACTCATATGTAATCAACTTCTTCGACATTATCCATAGTCGTGTTCTCGACGGCAGTTAACTGTTTCTGTAGCTCGACTATCTGTGCTCTGATATCGATCTTTGCACCAAGTATTGCGCCGTCAAGGGTTGTGTAGCAGTGCTGTTTTTCACCCTCTGATTTCGATGAAAATGGAAATTCATCGACTTTCACTCTTTGAATAGTGCCAATGTTGTTCCAGTCCCAATAATATAACCACATTTCATATTCTCCTATATTTTCAGTGATTAAAAATTAGCGTTGTAAAATTGCTCGATCATCTGATCAAACTTCTCTTTTGATACCTGCATACCCTCGCCGTCTGGGCGTTGTATCCAAAATGACCCATCGCCACAGTCTGTTATTGTGAAATTTGGTGTTTCAATAAAGTCTTTCAAAGCTCCATCCAAAATGACCCATATTGCCTTCAGTTCAAAGCGCAAGACTCTTGCCGCAGTACGTAGCGGCTGGCTTGTATTAGAGCTTTCGCTCAAGTCTGCGCGACGCCAACCCACGCTTGACAGAGTCTTGCTAAATAAATCTATAGTGCCGCCGATTATCCCTCAAAACAATGTTTCGTCAGAATATTGGGCTCGTTTATTCCACCACTCCAATGTAAAAAGTCGTTCGTCCCTGCCAACCGGTGATAACTCGCATTCTTGGTTGCTACACCATGCGTAAAAAACAGACTCGCACGGACTATCACCTTCTATTCAAATTGATGCCTTTGCGCATACGGGGCGGCTCCCGTTTCGCTCGCTCCGGCTCCCCAGAGCTTATTAAGCAATGCGCTTGCCAGCGAAATCGTTAATCTTTATTAGTTACCTTCAACTTGTCGATATGGGCCGCGAGGCCTAGGCCTAGGCATAGGTATTGCAAATCCTCGAAATTGACATAAGGACAATGCACATAGTCATTCACTAGCGCAAAACTCAGCTCGGCGGGCATTGTCATGCCCTCTTGAGTTTCGGTTAGCACCTTGCCGGTTTGATCCATCGTTAAATAGTTTTCGTTCCATCGTCGTCTAGTCAATTTCGTCATTTTGTTCCGCCCAATGTAGGAACGCTTCTTTTTTGCTGATTGGTGCCCCTAGCGTTCCGTCTTCTTGCAGTATTAGATAAACCGCATCGCTGTGGACAAGCCGTTGTGCTTGGGGTTATGTTCCAAAATGCTCAACGCACTTGGCGTAAACCGACTTTATAGAATCAATTGATATTCTAACGTCAATTTCACCTTCAGGGCCAAGTTTTACGGTTTGATAAAACTTCCCAGAAAACACCTTTTTCAAATCATCGTCTGACAGTTTACGCGGCATCATCACCGTGTTTGTTTCGCTCATAAGCGCCTTCCAACTTCAATAAATTTCGCGTTTCGCCCACTTATACGACAATCGTATAACACCTAAAATTGCGATTGTCGTCTAATAAAGTGTTAGGCGCTAATGTTTTTCTTCGGCACTAGAAATGCTTTATCTTCGTAAAATTCAATAGGCTTTTGATCTGTAAACGAAGGAATCATAACTACCGCTGTCATGTTCGACGGTAAGTTTTTACATAAAACAATAAAATTCAGCAGAACAGGTTCTTTCCCTGCTAGCCACTCTATTATCTTTAATTTCCACATAGGCAAGTTGTTCATTTTCTCTCCTAAACTTTAATAAAAGCCTAACAAGGCATTCCAGCGTATGCCCGCTGAATGCGGGGTTATGTTCCGAAATGCTCAACGCACTTGGCGTAGATTGCTTTGATTGTTGTCCATGAGATTCCTACTTGGTTAAGCGTATAACCATCCCCGTGGCATTTTTTGCATAACTCCCCATCTTCATCTATCCCATTTTCACAAAACACACATTCTTCTTTAACGTCTTCTGTAAATTCCCCAATCAATAAAGCCTTAGCGCCATTCTCGGCGGTTAAAGCTCTTGGCATCATAACTGTCTTAGTTTCCATTTGATCACCTATGTGTAACATAACAAAGCATTATTGCGGACAATCCGCAAAATAGCTGGGTTATGCATCTTCATTCTTTCAGGTGGCTGACCCTGCCATCCAACTTGTCCCGCAGTTCAAGAGCAGCAACACACGCCCACTCAGCGTCTTTTCTGCCCTGGCGTTCTCCGGCTTTGTACGCCGCTTGTGCCACCTCTTCGTAACCGATTCCAAAGCGTTCGGCGCGGCCCTTGAACGCCTTGTACAACTTGCTTCGTTCTTTCCAGTCTGCAAAGCTCATCTTTTTTCTCCGTAGTTAAGAGAGGCATAACCACTCGGTCAACCGGACAGCCATACGCTGCTCTCCGGTCTTCCGGTTACCTCAGACGTTATACCTCATTTCCCCATGCCTCCCATCCGTCACGCTTTCTTCGCGCAAACAGTTCAAGGTATGGCCCCGGTGACACCGTTTCGACAATCTCCTGAAAAGCATCAGGCTTAACACTGTGCTTCCCACGCTTCCAGTTCCACCAAGTAGTCGGCACCCTCTTCATAGCTGGCAGCGTGCCTTTTCTCGCAAATAAGCAAAACTCTGCTGTGTTGCAATACGTTCCACCCAAACCAACACCCATAGGGTTCTTTGCCCAGACCAACAAAGACGAAGGGCGAAACCCCCACGCCCGCGCCACCTTGTAAGCGGCTTCAATCTTCGCGTTTACCGTCCAAAGGTACAGGTGAGCCGCGTCAGCAGTGGGCGGGCAAAGCGCCTCAATCTCGGCGTCGCTCATGGTCGGGTAAATCAACTGCCGTACGTGGCTGCCAAACGCGCTACCTTTAGCCGGGTGCGGTGTTTTCCGGTTCAAGTCAATCTGCCACGGTGGGTCTGCAACAATAGTTTTCCAGTCGCCGTGAGGTATAACACGGCGGTCAACACGGACGCCTGACGGCGGTGTTGGTTGTTCGGTGTTCATTGGGTGTCGCCTTTCACTTCTACGTTAGCAGGCAAAAGCATGTCGCCCTGCACCGCCGTGTCGCCAGCGCCGATTTTCGCATCCTCGAACAGCCGGGGCTGTGCGTACGCCTGTTCGATCCTCCGACACGCTATGTCAAAGTATTTGCGCTCCCGCTCAATTCCGACGAACTGCAAACCCATCCGAGCGCAGGCCACGCCAGTCGTCCCGCTGCCCATGAATGGGTCGCAAACCGTTGCAACATCGTCGGGGGCTTGCCGTATCGCCCACTCGATCACCTTCACCGGCTTTTGCGTCGGGTGGTCAAACCGCTCTTCGTTTCCTTCCCTGGCAAACCCGTTCCAAAGGCATTCAATCCGCCGCACGGCTTTCGGCAGGTTCGTCCACGCCAGCTCGCACTCGGCAAAATTACCGTTGGTCTTTTTGTCCCAAACCAGGATGCATCTTGTCGGCGGCAGTGTGTAGTAGTTGCCGCCAAAAATAATCTGGTGCTGCGATTTCGCCAGCATCAAGCCAATAAGCCAAACCGGCGGGGCTTCGGTGTCCCACTCTGTTTGCTCATAGGTGCGCTTGGCTACTCGCCGGTGTCCGTGCCCGACCACGGTTCCGCTTGCTTTGTGGGCCGCCGCGTCTGCGCCGATACCATACGGCGGGTCGGTCATTAGCAAATCAAAGTCAGGCAGCAGCGGCAGCACTTCGCGGCAGTCGCCGTGAATCAGGCGGCAGTTGCCTATCGTTACCTCATCGAATGCCATGCTGCCTCAACACAAAAATATTCATTTTCAGCGCCATTTCTCCTAATCAACAGCCTTACGGTATGCTTTGCTAGTTTTGTAATATTCTGGATTATCAGTAGACTGTGCTAAATCATCCGCAAGGCTCATCATGTCGCTAAACGCTAACCAATGAGCTTCTGCTTTTTTAGTATCAGGCGTTTGTTGCGCAGAGTTTTTATGAGCAACAGCCCTGCCAATCAGTCGGCCGATAACTTCTACAATCTTGTTTTCGTCAACAATCATAATATCCACCTAATTAACCAGATTTTTGAAACTAATCTCTCTGTGTGGCGGTCTCGTGCGCGTAACGCAGTAAATCTTGCAGACAAATCCATTCGCCATATGAGTAATGCGATCTGCCACACAAAAAAATGCGTTCGTTGTTGTCTATCTGACTCACTTTGTCCTCAAGCGTTAGGCCACTGTCCCACCACGGACGTGTTTGGTTAGCCCGTGTCAGTACTGCCATCAGTGTTGCACCGTTCTCCAGCATTTCATTTGCGTCCAGTGCATCCTTGCACTGTTGCTCGTACTCAAGGCATTGCGCAGAATCACGGAACTGTTTCCCGTCTTCTGCGGCGTAAAACGTGATTATTCTCATCTCCCGCCCCTTGTTGAGTTTAATAAAATGTTGACACCGACTGCGACCGCGACTGCGACTGCGAACGCGACCCCGACCGCGACTGCGACTGCGAACGCGACCGCGACTGCGAACGCGACCACGCCAACGACCCCGACCGCGACTGCGACCGCGACCCCGACCGCGACCGCGACCGCGACCACGACCGCGACCGCGACCGCGACTGCGACCACGACCCCGACCACGACCCCGACCGCGACCGCGACCGCGACCACGACCAGTCATAGCCGGTTCGCATCATTGCCACGTTGTTCATATTTGTGAGCTCGGTAATGCTGGTTTAAATTCCGCAACGTCAATTATTGACGTTGTGTTGATCCAAACCCCGTTTGGAAATGGCTCAACTTCGTTAAACGTCCCTTTTTTTAAACAGTCATAAAAGCGCCCCGTGTCTGCAATCCATGCAGCATTCGACAAAAACACAAACGCGCCTTTGATCTGTTCACATTTTCCGGTGTGAATATGCGTTACTGTACGCACCAGGTAGTTTTTATCAATTTCAAACGGACTGACGAACGTTTGAAATTGAAACAGTGCTGCCAGTTCTTTTGCTTGCTTAATTGTTAAATCGTCTAAGTTCATTTTATCGCCCCTTGTTAGTTAATTTTGGCTATAAAGCCGCCCCTTGTTTAGTTTAGCAATTATGCATACGAAGTAATTTGCGTTGCATGTCAATAAAAGCTTTTCGCTTTGACTCCGCTGCATACGGAAAGATCGCGACACCTATACTCAGGGCCGCCGCAAGGATTAAACTTTTCATCATCTTTTCATCATCTTTTCATCAATCTGGTGACCCACTTAGATACTTTGCTTTCAGTTGCATCCTGAAACATAATCATTTGTTTTCATAGTTAGCCCACCTTCGTTTTTGCCCTGCGCTTCTGTTGGAAAACTCCTTGGCCTTCTTCACAGCGATCACGCGCAGATCTTTGCAGCCTTTTCCTGGCGCACACCAAATGCTCATTCCATCGTAATAACATTGAACGACACAATCTTTCGCCGGGTGTTTCTTGTTGCAGCATCGGCAGTAGATCAGTTCATCAGGATCAAACCCGCTATGTACTTGAAAAGCGCCGCATTCATCTACAAAACTTGTAGCTGGTTGCATCTTTGGTGTATAAATGTGCATTTCACAAATCCACAAAAACAAGTTGTGTGAGTAGTTTTCTGATTGTTTCGCCTCTGCAAACACATTCACCTTTTTTATCAAACAGACACCATTTACCGTCTTGATGCTTGATCTCGCAACCGAGTTCAAGCCGTGTTTGCAGCAGATCCAGTGCCGGAATAGTGCAATCAATCATCCCGCGTAGACTTTCGTTTTTTGTTTCCAGCGATGCTATTTGCTTGGCAGCATCATTGATCATCGCGTTAAGCTGATCTTTTTTGATCGTGATTGTTTCGTTCATTTATCGTTCTCCAATACGTTAGATGTTTGTGCTGCTCAAATCTTATCCATGGCCGCTTTGTAGTAAGCTCTAATGTCCTTGCGCTCAAACTCAGTCACCTTGTCGCCCAGCTCTGCAATGTCGTTGCCGCAGACTTTCAATTCTTCAATTGTCGAACATTCATCAATGCTTCGTTTTGTGAATTTCACATAGTCAATCTTTGGCTCAGGATCGGCCTGCTTTTGTGTCTCTGGCCCTTTTTCAACAACGGGCTTTTCAGCTTGATTGGCTTTCTTCTCTGACGCCATTTTTACAGCGTCCATTAGATCGCGGCTTGCTGTAGATTGATCTGAGGTCTCGTTATCATAGACAACATGCGCTGGCCCCATGTCATGCTGTTCTTCTGCTGTGTGCATACCCATGCTGATTTCAGGTGCCTTGGTTCGGATAAAGAAAGCAGCAGCACGGTAAGTGAGCATCAGTTCAGGCATCGTTTTCCACTTTGAACCGTTCTTGTTCATCCATCCTTCGTTGATCGCGGTTTGGATCGTGACCAGCGGCCCATGAACTCTTTCGCCAGTACTCAGTTCAATGGCAACGGCGCGGCATCCCCAGTTATTTTGTCCTTCTGTGCCTTCAAACTCATATTGCAACGAGCTGAACCGGCCTGACGAGTTAAAACAGGCAATCAAAAACTGTGACGAAAACGAAGGCTTTTCGTGAACGATGTAAATATTTTGCATGACCATAAACGGGTCAGCTTTCATGCGCTGGGCCATGCCTAACGCGATCATGACGTTAGCGGGTTTGTTCTGGAACGTGGTAGGGACAATACTTGACCGGGCCAAATAATCTGACATTTTCATGGTTTCTTCAAAACGCTGAATACTCGAAAAAAAACTGTCATTACTGACGCTCACCGGCATTTGGTTCACTGTTGAAATAGCATTCATGTTTTAGCCCTCCATTTTCTTGATAAAGTTGTAACTCAATTCGGCTTGATACAGGCCGTTAAAGTAGCCAGACTCAGAAGCGCGTTTAAACGCCTCCAGGTTGGCTTTGTATTCATATCGGCCATGTTCTACCGCTTGCGCGGGCAACGTCACGCAGCGCACCGGATAGCGGCCTAATTCAATCGTTTTCTGGATCACCAAGAATATAAAGGTGTCTTTTTCTTCACCGCAGGCGTTTACGCCATCGATATAAAATGGTGCCTGGACGTGATAGCGATAATCTTCAATGGAATACCGTTCAAAATTGGCCAGGGTGTCGGTCGTTTTAACGTCCACCAGAAAACGACTATTCGATATGTTCTTGTCTGGTCGACACTTGCAAAGGATGCCGGTTTCTGGATCGTTCCAATAGTATGACGATTCAGCAGCGCCATCAGCTTCGATCAGATAACGGGCAAACGGGTGAGCCATGACTGACCCGAACATCAACTGCAATTTTTTATGCTCTTCAGTGGTTAAAATCTTTTTGTGCTTGTTCTCCTCCTCGAATGCCTTCCTTTCTGCCTTGCCATCATTGGTTCGGCCATTGATCTCAGGCATTACCGCAAACTCTTTATCGTACAAATGAGGCTCCAGCAACATCGTGTGCATTGCTGACCCGAAATTCAGAGCATCAAGTTTATCTTCATCGACCGGGCAATTTTGCGCCCACTCTAAAGACGACTGATCACGCGCAAACATGTCCAGCTTAGTTTTGCTGATACCGGCGCTGGCGTGATAGTCAGCATTTGATAAGTTCGGATAGACCCCATTACTCATTTTTAAGCCCTTGAATAGCTAGCTATTGAACGTTGACAGTCCCGCGTTTCGCTTTCACTCGCGAACGGCAGGAATTTGTTTAGATTATTAATCCGCCTTTGCAGACTCAGGATCTGATCAGCGGCTGTTTTGCGGCTCGTATGACCACAAAACACCTACCTGAGAAGCTCTCTAAGCTCCATTTCAAGCCGGTCAATGCGCTGGCAGTCCTGGCCATATGCGCCTTGGTCTGCATATTTCAGATTCTCGCGCAGGTCTTTAATCTCAGCCCTCAGAGCGTCGATTCTTTCTTGATTTGTTTGCATCATTCCCCCAACCTATCGTACTTATGTCGCTTAACCCGCGCTTGGCAATATTTCTTGCAGCGCGCCACGAAAGTACAAACGCCAAAAACAGAAACCCTAACGACATTGCATAAGCTGCATCTTCAACCATAAATAATGTCCAGGTTAAAAACCGTACCTGGGTTGATCTCGCGAGCGAGCTTTTTAGTCTCGTAACGAGCTATGCGAATGCGGTTCTCGCGGGTCATTGGGTAAAGCTCGACAGCTCTTGGGCGGTGTTGCGGGTGAAGCTGGACTATGTTATTGGTTTGCATTTAGTGATCCCTTGAGTTTTGAGTTGATGGGGTAATCCCGGCTATAAGACCCTTTAATCGGGGGTCGCCGCATGACACCGGGGATCATGCGGCCAAGGCCATAATGTTGCCCCTATGGGCTGCTGGTCGCTATCCAGCTGAAATAATAGGGAACATCTTAGCTAGAGATGTTCCCTCCAGTTCTAACTAAGTCGATTCGCCGCCCTACTTTCTGCGCCCCTTTTGGGGGCCGATTTGGGGCAGCTCACCTACTAGTTAGAGAGCTGGTTAGCTCATTACTGAGCCTTTCGCGGAAACCTTGCGGCCTCTT